AGGCGCAGTTGCGCCTGCATTGACTTGCAGCACTTGGGCTGCGGTACCAAGGCTCAGGAATGTGGTTGTGCTGGCAGCAGACTGATATGGAAGCGAACCTGTTGCACCGCCCGCGAGATTGGTGGCGGTGCCAATGGCGATAGAAGATGCGGCGATATTCTTCCAATACTTCAGCGCGGAATCATACTGAATCAAGTCTTTATCTGCAAGCGTACCAAACTGGACATTTGAGTCAGTACCACCAAGTTCGGAACCAGCAAAAATCCGCACGTTGATCGAGCCACTGCCCCCGTTTCCGGCGTTAATAACTTCCCCGATCAGCGCTTTGACGTTAGGGGCAGATGGCTTTGTCTTGGTTAACCCGCCCACAACAGCAGGATCATAATACAGCGTATCCCCGTCAGCATACGCAGACGTGTCTAACCCTTTTAGGGTGCCGGAATACTGGATCAGCCCAAACCCGTTCAGGGCTATTGACTCCGCTGCGACTCCGAGAATGGCCAGCCCATCGGTGATCCCTGTGGCGGGAGCCGCCGTGACCACCCCACTCGCCCCGACAGATCCGGTGTGCATCACCACTTGACCCTTGGTGATTGCACTTGACGCTTTTGCGTAGATGTATCCAGACTCATTCACCCGCCCAAGCACGTTGGCCGTCATCTGGAGGCCGAGGGTGGTACCCCCATCCCAGGCCAGAGTGCCTGTAGTGACGGGCACCCCGGTAGGGGTGGTGCTGTACCCGAGATAGTCGAACAGGGTTCCTCGCCCCTGCGTGATGGTAGGGTTAGTAATGTCCGGATTAGTCTGACGAACCAGTACCCCTGTGCCGGTAAACCCGGCGGTGAGGTCGGTGTGCTGGGATGTTGTCAGGTGAAAATACTCACTTGCCAATCCTCCCTGCAATCCTCCAAGGGTATTATGCTGGATTAACCCCCCACCGCCATTAGTGGTAATGAAGGAGGTAACGTCCAGAAACCAGCGCAACCAAAGCGGATTAAACTGAGCACGCCCTGTCTGCTCGTCGACAAGTACGGGATCTGCATAAGTTGGTGGCGGGGAGAAATTAGGCATTACAAACTCCCGAGATCGACCCAAGCCTCAACCGCCTGGATACGCAAAGCCGTGTTGGAGAAATGGCGGAAATGATGCGCACGCCTCCGAAAAGTTCCGCAATCTGTCAAGCGCGGGCGGGCCTGGCCAAGATCTACTTGGCGGAAATTAGACCAAGTTTGGTAGTCATCATCCGACACCCGGACGAAAAGAGTGCTTCCCGCCGCCTGATCTGCGACGATATCAAGGTTCTTCATGTATTTCTTGATCCTCGTGCCGAAGTCAATGTTCGGGGTGTAGAGGTCCATGGGAAATACTGTACCATCATCGTTGGTGTTTGTTAGGGCAAGCTTGTAGATCTTCCCGGTGGAAGTGGACTGGAATAGCGGCTGTTGCGCAGGGGAAAAGGTTGACCCATTAACTGGAAAGTAGTTTCCATTCGCATCCGTCCACTGATACCACACACGACTTGTAAGGTCATACACGAGCGTAAGGTTGCTCCCAACGAGGGTTACGCCATAAAACTTATGACCAACAATACGAGCAGTCCAAGAGTAAACCGTAGTATAGTCCGCTTGTTGGAGGAGTCTGTCGATTGCTGGAGTTGATACTGGAATAGCCTTAACATTTTCCATCATCCATACGCTAGTGCTTCCATCCCGGGCTTGGGCAACCCACAAAAGAGCTCCCTCAATATCCTGGACAGATGCGGCACTCCGGCACCCGACATTCACCTTAGCACCCTGGACGGGTCCGAGAGGGCTTCCCGTAGCATTTCCGGCGTCGTAGAAAACTTCCGTACTCCACTGCTTAAACGCTATGACGTACACGAGTTGCTTTGCCAGACGAACACCACCATCAGGTTCAATCTGGGCTATCAGTTTGTTCAACGGGTCCCAGCTTTGCGGGGTGTTAATGCCGGAACCCTGGATGTTGGCGTTAGCATCCATAACGTAGGTTGTGCCGTCCAGGTACGCCGATCCGGGGACAAGACTTGACGGGAAATCCGCATCGGTAATAAGGACCAACCCGTTAGAGTCGTCGTAGGTATACCCCTTCTGCGTGTTGCTAAGAAAAAGTTTGGGAGTTGCCCCGAGCGTGGAGCTGAACGTATACACCCCACCAGCCGTGTTGACTGTCCCGGAAATCGGTGTAGTGTTTTTGTAGAGCTTATCTCCCCAAATGGAGTAGATATCCCCCTTCCAGTTGTAGATACCCCCTGGAGTAGTTGCACTTATCGTGGAGTGCGTAGAAAGTCCTGGGCGCTTATACACCCAAAGGTCCTTTGTTTCCAGAATTTCTACATACCCGTTGAGAAGACGAGCATCTTTATCCGCCGTCTCGCCTCGGTTGGAGGTTACTACAAGCAATGGCAGTCGTTGTGGTTGAGTATCCGGCACATCATCCCCCGATCTTAATTTTCCCAGCTGCGGCTAACCCAACAACAGCCGCAAACACCACCGACCCAAGCGCCCATAGAAACTTTTTGACGAGACTTCTTCCGATATCGGCATAGATGGACTCGAGGAGTTGGCGCTTGATCTCGTCGATTTGCTCCTGAGAAAACTGGGGCCTGTCCTTGTTGTCTTGATCCATACGGCCCCTCTATCGAAATGCTTGCCCGGCGTATAAGACTCGTTGATCTGGTGTGAATGTGGTTGGCGCATCTTCGACGTCCCAATCCTCAAGAGCCTCACGATAGGCTTTAGCTTTGATTTCACAACGGCTCATAATTGCGGAGGGTTGACCAGTTGCTAATTCGTCCGCCAGCCCCCAGCGAAGTGCCATTGCCCATTCCATCGGAAAACCGTAATCGTCCGTCAGGCTTACAAAATTCGAAGCTTGATTCTGGAGGATCAAGTGTACCGTTCCCGTAGCTGCAACACTATCAGGAACAAGCCAGAAATATACGTCAAGTTCAAGGATTTGCTTATCCACGAAGTACGAGTTAATCTGGCCGGTTTGGGTGATCTGGGAAAGACGACTCCACTCATCCCAGGAAAGCGGGACAAGAGGACGCCGAATCCCGGTGGAATCGCGGTAATAAGCCTGCAACACCCGCATTGGCTTGGTGATGTTAACATCGCCACTTGGTTTAAGGGTGTACTTTGATTGCTCCGAAGTGAGTGTAACGGATTGATCGGTCAAGAGGAATAACTTCAACCCTTGCGTTTGCCACAAGTTTACCATATCATTAAGGCGCATCAGGGCTTCTGCGTACTGCTCCCCGTTCGGCTCATCACCGTCTTGGAGAAGCCCTGCGTCCTTATACGCCAATCGGATAAGGCGGGTGGCCGTCTTAAACGTGACGGGACTGGTCATAGGTCAGGACCCTGTTTGACCATCTCGAGGATGAGAGTAAACACCTGAGTTCCCGAAGCCCATCCGGTAGTCAGGATGTTAATATCTCCTGTTTTCCCCGTACCCGCGTTATTGTTGAAGCCACCAAAGTGACGAGCACAATACTCACCCCGACCGGGAGACGCGAAAATCACAACATCGGTATCTGCGTCCCACAGGAGCTGAACCGCCAGTTGATCACTTACATCGTACTCGATCTTGTCGATACGAACTTGGGTCGGCGTGGGAAGTGTGCTGTTGCCGGTTAAAGTAGAAACATCCACGGCAAGGGTAGATGCGAGATTGCTCGTGTCAAGGATGCCCACAAGCTTCATAACAACATTACGCGGACCTTCTTCTAAGATCTGCGTGGTAAAAGCATTTGCCATAATTTTCCCCTAAAAAACCCCCCCAGCTAACCGGGGGTGGCAAAAAGGGGGATTACTCCCCCTCCCATCACGCAGACAATTAAGACGGGTTCACGCCAAGGCCACCAGCAGACGCGCTCACCGCAGCCATGTCAATGTAGCTGTTAGCAAGGGCGTTGGTATCGCCAAACTTGGTTTGACCGATTGACACGCAATCCTTGAAAATCAACAGACCGCCAGGAGCCGCGTTGGTCAGGCTGGCGAGCACAGTCATCTGAGTAGAGGTTGACTTGATGTTGTTGACGAACGTGCAACCCTTGAACAGGTTCCAACGATCGATACAAGCAGCACCAGTACCAAGGATACCGAGAACGCCAGCATTGGAAGTTTGGAAGGGGAAAATACAATCTTCGAAGGTGTTGCGAGGAGTACCTCCGGCAAGTTCCAGGGAGGCATTTGCAACGCTACGCGCTGTGGTATCACCGCCGATAATACAGCGAATAAAGCGATGCTCGCCCTTACCATCAGTGCCAATTTTGAGACTGCGCGATCCGGTGTTTGCGGCGCTAGCGGCGTCGTTTATACCGAGGAACTCGCAGTTTACATACACATTGCGCTGACCGTTGTCGGTCCAGGCAATCTGATTGGTGCCGCCGGTGGAGAAACCATGATAGGCGGAAATGTTGGAGAAGAAGCAATCTTCGCCAGTCACAACAACCAGGTTACCAGAACCAAAGGTTGCCTGGGTATAGGTACCTGTTGGCGGGGCGATGCGAGCGCGAGAGTTGTTAGAAGGGCTACCAATACCGATAAGGTGAAGGGCGTTTTTGGTCCAGTTCAACGTACCGGAAGTGACGGAAGAATCAATGGTCTGGGCAAGTGCGGTGCTCAAGCGCGCAGTGCCAGAGGACTGGCCATTACCGATAAGCACTACAACGTCATTGTTACCATCACCCGCCTTAGCGTGGGCTTGGTAAAGGGTAGCAAAGGCACGATTGGGGGCATTGCCAGGGTTGCCGTCAGCTCCGTTAACCGGATCGACAAACCACCACTTACCCGTGAAGGGGACAGGCACGCCGGAAGGGCCAACAGGCATACCACCATACTGAAACAGACCATCAGCAAACGTCGTCATTACACTCTCCTGACCTACCCCTCGGTGGAGAAATCCAACAGCCTGACCAGGGCCATGAGGAGGTCGTTGAGCCTAAGCAGGATTGCCTGGGCTAGTCATATGATCGCATTCTCGTTTGAAAACACGATCATATAACGGGGGCAGAAGCCCCCGCCCTCTACGCTACATCACGGACCATTCGAGCCGAAAATGCTACGCGGATCAGTACAACCAACACTGAAACGCATATAGGTGTAAGCCTTTGCGTTCTTGGTGTCGAAGTCGTTGTCCTGATCAAAGGAAGGATGGTCACGCCAGAACATGGTCATACCATTCGGGCAGTTCGTCCGAATGAAGAACGCATGAGGAGACGTGAAGTAGTGGTTCATCTTGATGCCCTTGGGGAACGCATTGGTCGCCTTGAGCACGTTGATGTTGTTGTTAGCAGTGTTGGACTGCAGCACTGACTGGAGGATGCGGTGTGCGTTATACCACTCTTGACGAGAGATATGCAGCGACTCCGGCATGATGTTGATGAGCAGGCCACGGTCATTCTGAGTGCCCATGATCTGGATAGACAGATCTTCCAGGGCAGCTTCGGAAAGGTCAGCAGCAGGACTCAACGCATTGCTGTAAGTGCCGCCCGTCGCATTGGCATGGTCCGTAGCAATCAGCGCCTTACCATCACCAGTCGTGAAATAGGTGGAGGTGAAAGCGTTGTTGTACAGGAACGCACCAACATTCTCAATCGTTTGATTGATAGAGAACGCATTCGCCTTGGCACGACGCTGCGACACTTCCTCGTAGAGGTTGTCACGCAGCTCTTCGTAGGTTACGATGTAACCCAGCGCATAGGCAATGTGATAGTACGTGGTGACGATGCCCTGAAATTCCGAGTCATACGACACGGGAGCACCTTGGCCCTTGACCGGAGCCAGGCCAAAACCAGTGACCTGAACGTCCTGTTCGTAGGCTTTTTCAGAATCCTGCTGATCGTACAGATCAACATACTCTTTGGGGTGCTCATTGTAGATCTGACCCCAGATCGCATGAATACCAGGCCAGAGTAACTTAGGATGTGAGCCAGTGTTAATAATGCCAGCCATATTATTCTCCTAGTTAGATACCGTCCGTACCAGCGGACAGTTCGTGATTGTTGATCTTAACAAGCCACTTGGCGTACTGCCCAAAGGCGTTACCCTGACGACGGACCAGACCCAACAGGCGAACCTGAATAGTAGCTCCGGTACCTTCGCCAGCGTTATCCACCAGCCAGCCGGAGGCATAGCCATTGTTCGCGCCGGAGGCGAGGTTGGCGTTCAGGCCAACGGCAGCCGCAGTCAGGTAAGTGCCCGTACCGATTTCCTGAACTTCGAAAATCACGTTAGGATCATCCACTACGAGAGCGTAATAATCCTGGGTCTTTGTCGCGGGAGCGACAGTGGTGTTCAGGTTGTTCGGGTCAGCCATCAGGCTTTCCTTCGTACCCAGACCTACAATCACGCCACGAAGCGGATTGCCGGTGCCCGCAGTAGCCAGGGTAATACCCGGAACACCGTTGGCATCCGCGGAACCACTGGAGGCAACAGGGTCGCCAATGGCAAAGGCATTAACGTCGGTAGACGCAATGTAATACGTGCGGGCCTGACCACTCCAGGGAGCCCCGCTCAGGTACTGTACTGGTGACAGCCCCATCGGTTTGTTGGCGTTAGCCATGTTCATCTCCTAGTCTTGCGATTGAAAAGTTCCGCAACACCTTTCTTGTGGACCTCCGGGATATAACGGTTGGAGGTATCACTACCCGCTCCGCCATCCAAGTGACCACCACGAAGGGTTGCAGCAATCTGTTCGTTCCTGTCTTCGAGAGCCTTTTGATCGGACTCCCACCATTCCTGTTTGATCCTCATAAGGTAGAGGCGTTCCTCGTTGCCATCTTCCCCGAGTTGCTGCCCGGAGGATACGCTAACGCGAGTACCCATGTCGGTGTTACCTGATTTAATATCAGCCACACCATGACCGATAACGTCGACTTCACCTTCATTCACGAACTCGTAGCCCGCGCGCAGGGCCTGACCGATTCGGGAGGGAGTTCCACGCATCCAATGGAGATGGTATCCTGGTATCTCTGGCACAGCAAGTTTTTGCTGGGGGAGGGACATAGGGATACGATCACGCTCTACTTTTGCCTTTTGTGGCGCATTCGCCGGATTGACTGGAGTTTGACTCATTTTATTCACCTTGGAAATAAAGGTTAGTGTAGTACTGGCGCCATGCAGTCATATCTTTGAAAGCACGACCGTCTCCCACAAGTTTTTTACCCTGCCGGTCGCAAGCTTCTTTAGCATCCGCCGGAAGGTCCGCAAAGCCACGACGACCGTTCCCGCCACCACCTTGACCAGTCGGGCGAGTTCCCTCAACCTTCGACGTGCGGGGTGCCTGGGAAGGGTTCATCAGTTCCACCACGCGGTCATAAAACGCGCGACCCTGGAGACTATCGTTTTCCGGGTCGGAACGTAGTTGCTGAGCGATTCCCATTGCCTTGAGAGTTTTCCGCTCATCAGACCCGAACCACTTATTCTCTCCTGCCCACGCGTGGAAATCGGGGTGGAGAGTGTCTGCGCCCTGGGCCGATGAAGACGGTACTGGAGCAGGGGGTGCTGTAGGTGCTTTCTCAGCAAGCTTTTGTTGGGCCTTAAGGTCCGCAAGTTCCTCGGTAAGCTGAACCTCGAGATCAACATCACCCTCCGCCTTGGCACGCCGGAGCTCCGTAAGAAGATCTTTACGGGCCTTTTCCACCGCAGCCTTCGTTGCCTCTGTATGAACATCCTGAAGTTCCTGGATTGCCTCTTGCGATGCTTCGAAAAGTTTCTTCAGCCGACCAATCTCATCGGCCTGGTTGCGCACTGTACTTTCCAGCTTCTCGTTATTCTTCTTGAGAATAGGCATAACAGTACGCCCGCGCTCAAGAAACGTCTCCGCATCAATCCAACGCTCCGGGTTGCCCCGAAATTCTTCAAGAGGAACCCACCCGAGTGACCTTGCCTCGTGTGCCGATTCCTGACTTAACTCACCCATATCACTCATTTGACTCTTCCTTTACAATAGCGGCAAAGATATCACGGTCATTGACGAGGCGGTAGCGTTTCCCATCTGCCGGGCCAATAGCCATGTAACCGGCCATCTTGGAAATGAGAACTTTATCTCCAGGCTTTGCGCGCGCGGGTTCATCGGGCCAGCACGCTGGACCAACTTCAACCACTATCGCCCGCTGCTCTACCATCAAAGTCCGATCCTTAACAATATCTGGCAGTTCGATAAGAGAAGCCTTTGACTCTTCCTCGTAATGCTCAATCAATACGGCACGACCAAGGGGCTTCAGGCCTGACGAGTTATTCATCTGTCACCTCACCCATAATGCGCTCGTATTCTAAACCAATAACCTGATCAATCAACTGAACAGCTCCAATAGCCTTAGCATTCAGAATCGCCGTACCGAACTGACTCATATCAGTAAACGACCCCGCCGCCCATTGCTCCTTGACCTGCTCCTTCCATGCCAGAAGAACTTGGTGCAATACCTGGGTTCCCGGATGGGCCTGCCAATCTTCCCATTCCTGCTCCGACAGAAGTTTCCCCACTTGACTCATTTTCTTTCTCCATTCCCTGCATCATTAACTCAATCTGGGCACGCAGACTCTCGTCATGCGTTTTCATTGCACCGATAGCAGCGTTAAATGCCGCAATCTGTTGCTCGGTTTTGACACTCCCAGCTTCCTCGAAGATCTTCGCAGTTTGCGCTTCCATCTCGAGAATCTTGGCACTGTTGAGCCTACGCTGCTCGAACAGGTTAACCAGGAACATCTGTTGTTTGGACTCAATATCAAGGCGTTTGATCTGAAGCTTTGCCGCCTCAATTTCTACCTTGGGATTCGGCGCCGGGGCCATTGACTCAGGACCCGGGAACAGAATGTCTATTCCATCAACGTGAAGGGCGCGAAGGTAATTCCGCTCAACTGCCCCCATATCGTAGCCAGGTGTAGTCATTGCAGATTGTTTAACCGCAAGGGCCAGGGCAACCCGCTGTTGCTCCGAGGTCACGTTGGGATCGGCAACCGGGCAGATACGCTTCGGGTCGCCCAGGTAATCCTCCCGCAAAGCCCGCTGACCGCCAGGCCCAAACATGGCTTCCCCGGGAAGGTAGATTGCATTGAGGACGTAGAGCTTGCGGAACTCTTCTTTCATCGAACGCCAGACTCGTTTGAAAATGGCGTTGTAAATTTTCATGCCCTGCTCTACCATAACCTGCGTGGTCTGGGCTGGAGTGTTCTGGCCAGGGTTCTCTCCCAGCATAGTTTCCGTGGTGCCCGAGATCCGGTTGGTGTAGGAAATGAGGAGGGACAAAAGCTGGAACAGAACCATCGAGGGTTCACGGACTGGGAGAGGGAATATACTCTTCCGCAAATCGTCGCCGGTGGAGTCAACCCGTTTCCACTCGAGCGGAGCGAAGGTGTAAACCCCGCCACGGATCTTTGCACCCCGGCCAAGGAACCCGCCCGCACTGTTAGACATTGTGCCCGAGTCGATGAGCTGGTTGAGGATAGAATTGACAGACTCGTTCAAGGGTCCAAGAAGCACACCAAAACCAATATCGTAAACCCCGCCATCAGGAGAAGGAATAAATCCGTACTTAGTGTAATACTCGGTTGCGTTAATACGGACAATTTCTCCACGAGCGTTTTTCTCGATATCTTCAAGCCGATCCACCCGCGCAACAATGCGGAGGACAGTTTGGGTGTTCGCCTCAATCGTTACGATATAGGGCTCTTTATACCCATCGCCATCGAAGTCAAACCAGCAATGCTGCTCGAGCAGAGTGAAGGGGGTGTCATCGTCCGGGGAAGGCTCAAACGTACCGTGGCGCGCATCCACCTTAGGAGATGTGGTATCACGGTAGGGGACAGCGTAGGACTGATACCAAACCTCTTCCCGCACGTCGAGGAAGATGCCGGACATAATTCCCTCGTAGATTTCATTCCGATAACGCTGGATAACTTCGGTTTTCCGCCCGCAGGTAGCAACATCCTTCGCGTAATAGTCGATAACGAAATCCTGCGCGAGGACCAATTCAGAGACATTGTGACCGGACAGGCCGGAGAAGTAAGTTTTCTTGAACGCACAACCCACGATAGGAATGTTGATGAGAAGCCGGTCGTGCTGCTCTTCCCACGCCTCATCTTCCTCGAGGAGTTGGTAGGACATATGCTCACCCACTCGGCGGGCGCGCTCAGCTTCCTCCCCGGTTGGGTCATCCCCCACGACCCGATAGCGCACAAGGTCCGTGCCCGAGATAATGCTCGGGTAGGCGCGCGAGTGGAACTGGAGCGTGGCGATAGTGATAAGGGGAAATGCGACATTCGCACAACCTGGCCAAGGAAAGTTCTTATCCTTCTGGATTTGCATTGCCAGGTCCATTGCCGCCTGGGTACGTTTTTCCCACTTCATCCGAGAGAACTTGTCGCGCTGAAACCCCTCGAAAACGAGATTCCCGATGGAACGAAGGTCACGCTCAGAGAACCTCTCCGCCAGATTCGGGGCGTTGATGGTTTCCTTGTTGAGGGTGATGGTAGTTTCAAGTTCGAGCATTACGTTTTCCGTTTCGCAGTCTTAGCGGATTCGACAAAATCCTGGCGGGTAGGCGCACCCTTTGTGCCGGGCTTGCGCATTTTTTCCTTGGACCCAGCGGCAATACGTTTCCGCTTTGCATTGATATTCGCGTAGAGGCCGGGTTTACTTGCCACAGTTCCACCTCCGCATTGAAGCGCGGGCACGTTCAGGGTTCTTGGATTTCGCCACAACCCCTCCCATCCGAGCGCAGAAACTCTTTTTCCGCCCCGCATCCTTCTTCGTTTTAGGATTGGGTGCCGGAGCCTTCAGGTTTGACCCTGTTTCACGGTTGTACTTCGCCCGCCCTTTGGCGGTGAGTCCGGCACCCTGGGACGTGGAGAGTTTTTCCCCGCGCCCAACAGACAGTGATACACTTTTCTTTCCAGCCATATCAGTACCCCGTAACGTGAGAGCGACCAACAGTTTTCCGCGGGTCCTGGAACATCATCTCAAGCTCATCCTCGTCGATGAAATCTTCCTCATCAACCTCAGACATGGACTCAAGGCCCTTTACAAGGATAGCGGAGGAGTCGAACTGGTCATCCTGGACCGCATCCGACAGACCGGTGAACCGCATAAGCTCAGATTCATAGGGGGTGTACCACGAGGCCTCGGTATCGAACCGGCAACCCCTCGCCCGCATACGCTTTTGAAATGGACGGCCCCGCGTAGCCTTGTCGCGAGTGGGAGTGATCGGCTGGCAGTTCATCCAGATATCCCGAATCTGCATTTCCTTGTAAATGGTGGGGGATATGGATTTCCAGATCACACCATCCTCAACGAAAAACACCTCAGGGTTCCAGCGTTTCTGCAGCTCGAACATCATCTCGACCCATTCGAGGGTATCCCACCGCCCAACCTCTTGGTCGACGAAGTGAATAAGGTTTTTGGCACATTTCCCCGCCACGGTGAAGGAGGTGCGGTTGGCCCGATCCGCCTTGGACACGGCGAAGTCACACCCGACTACGATAACCTTAGCGGCGTCATGGTCATCCTCATCCATAGGGATGAAGTCCTCGCGCCGGAGATAGGCCTGGCTATTGTCGAACGGGTCGTTGAGGTACTCTTGAGAATACCCCGCCGCATCCCCATCGTCAACGAAGGACTGACGGATAGACTTCAACCGAGCTACGGGGAACTGGTCGGGCCAAAGGATTTCCGTGAAGTCGTCGAACCCAGCGTGCGCTTTGAACAGGCGGGATTTCCACACGGAGGACTTGAGGACCCGAGACAGGAGCGCATCCTCGTGGAGGATAGTGCCATGCATCCGAACCTTCCCACCACGGCGACGGCAGGGTAGGAGGGCCCGATAGAACCAACGCCGGAACTTAGCCCGGCGATCAATATTCTCGACCTGCTCATCTTCCTCAAGGTCATCGCACAGGATAAGGCCAGGCCGCTTCCCGTTCCACTTCAACCCCCGCATCTTCTGCCCAGCGCCCTTGGCAATAAACCGACACTGATGCCCGTCGGCAAACTCGACCTGGATGTCCGTTTTTGCATCCACGATAAGGCGAGAAATCTTGAACTCCCGAATGAGATCGTCATTCTCGCGAAGTTCTTTCGCGATATCCGCAAGGTGGCCGATGGCAAGGTCTTCCGTAGCGGAGACAATAACGATGTAATCCTCGGCGCGGAAGAGGGCCGTAGCCAGGCCGTAATCGTGGGTAAGGGCAGTAGACTTGGCGTGTTCCCGAGGTGCGGCGATAGCGGCAAGTTCCGCATCTGTACAGTACAACCGCCAGCTCAACCGGTGGAACTCCGGGGTCGGCTGCGGGTTGTCATAAAGCGGGCTGAGGAAGGTCCCGGCAAACGCCTCGACGAGTTCGGCAGTGAGCTTAACCCGATCGGCTGTCATACCGGATCACCTACAACGGGAAGGTACCCGAGAATCTGGAGGGTCTGCGAGGCACTCGTCGTGATGGTACACACGAGTTTGTAGATCGTCCCTGCGTTCCCGCCGGTGATAGCCTGCGTTACTTTGGTCCCAGAAGACGTCGCCGCTCCACTCACGATCGCTGAGGGATTGGAGTCTACACCACTCCAAACGGTAGCGGCGACGCTCTGGGTACTGATGGTCTCCCCGACGGCGAGTTGACTTATAAAGTCAAACACCACCTTTTGGGTGGTGGAGGGTGTCTTCGCCAGGAGAAGTTGCATACTCATTTATAGTTCGGCCTTTTGGCAGATTTCTTCGGGATCTTTGCACCCGCTTTCCGCGCCTGAGACAGGGATGCCGCAACCGCTTGTTTCTGAGGGTGGCCCGATTTCATCATTTCACTGATGTTGCTGGAAATCGTTTTCTTTGACTTACCTTTTTTCAATGGCATGGCCGAGGCTCCGAGAGTTTGCGATACGCTTCCAGCTTCCACAGTTCGTCAAAGGTATTATCGTAACTAACCTTTTGCCCAATTTCATCCCGCCAATTTGAAGGATCAATACAGGTAGCAGGCTTACCTACAGCTACAAAACCATTGTCCATGCAAATACCGCAGAACATAAACTTTTGCCCGGCAAGAATAACCGCTTCATATTCAACAGCTACAATGCGAGCGAGAATAGACTCAAGTGTAATCCGTTCCCCGGTGCACTTGAGTTCTTCCATCATCTGCTCTGTTTCTTTACGAGAGTCTCGTACCATAAGGACCTCAGTGACACACGCCAGCCATCCGAGCGCGCTGACGGATTGGCTCAGCGTCGGTGGGGGCAAATTGCTCCTTCATCGGATTCACACCCATGAGGTTTCGGGGTTCCTGGCGCAGTCCACCTTGCGTGGTGAAGGTGTTACACCCGCATTCACCCTTGGCTGACGGGGATTGCTTGGACGTCTTCGATTGGTATTTCATAGACAACTCCCGAGGGTAGTGATCGTTGTTGGAGGGCGACGAGCCTTTGCGCCAGTTTGTCGAGGTGATCGGAGGGAACCTGAACCGGCGGGGGAGGTGCATTCCCGCCTAACCCGAGGGCTTTCGCCCCCAGCTCAACCGCCCGGAGAGCAAGATTATCTGGGACCACGGAGGAGGGTGCGGAAAGTTTCTCCTGCAACACTTCCAGACTCCGCGTTACCATTGCGCGGAACCTCTCCTCAATCGACGCCACAAGGGACGGGTCAACCAGCTCTGCTTTCCGGGCGGCAAGTCGCTCTTTGAACGCATCACTCGACATGACCAGACTAACCCAGGCCGGGGTATACCCAAACACTTGGGCGAGGTGATTCTGGCTAACCCAGGGATTCGCAATAATCATATCTATCATCGCGTCGTGCGAGTACCGAACCTTGGTAATCGCCTTCCCTTCTTGGTATGCATACTTCACCCCCGAGGAAGTCCCCTCTTCCTCTTCCCCTAGCCCCGCCAGATTGTCCGTGAATGCGTCCATGCGGGAAGTATGGGCGACGGCGGGGGCCGGGTCCAGGCTGGCGGGTGAGGCTGGAAAGTGAGATCGGATAATAAAATAATAATGTGATCGTTAATCAAAAACTGACTAAAAAATAGGTGGGGGGCATACACAATATTTTATAGGCGAGAAATTTGCCCCCCGGGGGTGGGTAGAAAAGTCTGGGAAACGGGTAGGTCAGGGGTATAGGGAAGGGGGGAAGGTATAGGTATAGGGAAGGGTAAGGGTAATGGGTATAAGGGGATTGATATACCCCTTGCATATACCCCGGACATATACCCAAGGCATATACCCTGGGAGCGGGGGTATCGGGGTGGAACGTACGGGATGGAACGTACGGGATGGAACGGACTAGGGTTTGCCCTAGTTGGTGGGTGGGGTGGCGTGTGGTATCCGCGCGGGTGCGCGCTGTTGTATATGGGCGGGTGGGGGTGTCGGAAGGCATGGGCCATCAGGAGAATTATGCGATCATAAAATAATCGGCAGAATGGCGGTTCGCATCACAACACATAAACAAATAGGGTAACAAAATGGAAACAATCGAATTTGCAACAGGTCGCACGTATGACACACCACAAACGCTGATTATTACGGTTGAAGCCATCAAAACCGACGAATGGCATATTACGGAAATCCGCGCCACGTTTCGCGACACAAGCCGGGGGATATCGGGTCGGGTTAATGTGATCGCGTTTGATGGCGATAACATCGGGGCTGAAGTGCTTGCAGCCTACGATGCCGGTCAATATGACGCGATTTAACGGAGGGTTTATCATGATGGAAGTTACGTATGTATTGTGCGCGGCTGTGGTGGTTGTGTTTTTGTATCCTTGGCGGTAATGTTTCACGTGAAACCCATTCGGAGGAGTGGGTTTTGCGGGCAATTTTGCCCATAACATCAAACGAGGCTCAAAATGGAAACGAAAAAACGTGCGAATAGTGTTATTTCTACCCGTGTGGATGATAACGGGGTGGTGTTTTCGGTGTTAGGGGTGGGCGATTTACACCTACCGCTCGGGGAATTGTCCGAGGCTGTGAAATACCGCGCCATGATTCACGGGCTAATCCAACGGATTAGCGACGCAGCCGCGTTATCCCGGAATCCGGATACCGGAAAACCGGCTAGTCCCTCGGATAAGTTCCACGCGATGAAAGACCTAGTGGATCACTATGTTACCGGAACGGGCGATTGGACACTGCGCCGGGCCGGTGGAACGGGTGAAACACGCGAGGGGGGAATTACCCTCCGGGCATTGGCCTTAGTGCAAGGTGCGGATGTTGCAACAATGCGGGAACGGGTGGAAAAATTGGCCGAAAAGCAGGGGGTTACCACGCGGGCAATCCTCGCAAAAATCGCCACACAACCAGCGGTCGCCGCGAAAATCGCGGAACTTCGCGCACAAACAGTGGCGGTGGATGTTGAGGATATGCTCGCCGAGCTGGGGGAATGACGGGAAACCCGGGGAAACCCGGGGAAAATCTCACCCCTACCTACCATTAAACCCCGGGGCCATTGTGGTTTCCGGGGTTTTTTCATTGGCGCGGGAAAACGGGGTTTCGGGCGGGGGGAATAATGCCCGGAAACGGGGTTAAAACGACCATGGCGCGGTTTTTGGGGGCGGGGGTATAT